GAACAGTCCAACGACCCTCACCACTGTCTGATACTCCCCCATCGAACTTGCTAAGCTCTCTATCGCTGCGTAGTACATCAGCGGTAAGATCAAGTAACCAACTACCAACAACAGAACCACGACGCCACAACTCAGCCACCTTAGAAACGTCAATGTCATAGCAATAATCTTCTGGGTTATCCATAGGGGCAACCTCAGCATCTCCTTCCTTGACATATTTTGAACCTGCATTTGCTTCATGTAGGATGTTGAAACCTTCGGCATATGCTTGCATGATGCCATACTCAACACCATTGTGGACCATCTTCACAAAGTGCCCTGCCCCAGGTCCACCACAATACATCCAACCAAATTCTTCAGGGTATAAGACATACCCATCACGACCTGCGAGACGTTCTGCTGCATCGATGCCTGGTGCGAGTGCGTCGAAGAGAGGACGGCAGACGGATACTGCAGTATCTGAACCACCAACCATAAGACAGTATCCACGGTCCAAGCCATAAACACCACCACTAGTGCCACAGTCAAGATATTGGATGCCCATCTTAGACAACCTTTCTGCCCTCCGTCGAGAGTCCTTAAAATTGGAATTGCCATGATCAATAATAATATCACCCTCCACACAAAATGGTAGTAACTCATTGATTGTATCCTCTACTGTTTCTGCTGGTACTACCATCATAAAGACTGCTGGATCTTTTTCAATAATTGTTTCTCCAGACTTCTCACCGTATATAGATTTTGTTCTTCTGACTACTTGAACAAGGCTTTCCAAAGAAGTGGTACATCCACTGATATAACCCTTTTCAAATTGTTCTTGAGCTTTTGCATAATTATTTCTGTAACCGTGTACTTCGTGACCTGCTTTAATGAGACGACGGGACATACCTTCTCCCATTCGTCCAAGTCCAATCATTCCTACTTTCATTTTGTTTCGTTAATAAAATATTCAGGTAAGGGGCATCCCTTAAAATCGTTTATCTCATCTACTGCTAAGACAAACATTGTTGCGAATCCGAGGCAAAATGCAAAAAGCATTTGGGGAAAGTTGTAGTTCCCCATATGTGCAGTTGGATCGGGTTCGTCATCATGAGGGTGAAGATGTTTAGCAACCTGTTTAATTCTTTCTTGCTTGTCTCTTTCTTCCTCTTTCATTTGACTGACTCCATGGCAACGTGTAATTCTTGAGCATGTTGTATCTCATCATTTAGTATATCGATAATTTTTTGATCTGTGTGATCTACCAATGCAAGATACTTAGCATACGTCTCAGCAGCGTGCCATTCAACCTTTTCGTTTATATCATAAGCATTAACAGGAGACACAAAATAATAAACAACCATGGTCCAATAATAGACCAGAACAAGATGATAAGCAAAAACCCTGTCGATCCAAGCAGAATGTCCTCCACGTCTTTCCATTTCGGTGAGGTGTTCGGTTTCATTGACTGTTTGTGCGAAGTGTTCTTTCATCAAATGAAAATGCTCTTCAGTCCTAAGACCTAGAGACTCTTTAAAATGCAATACACTCAAAAACGCAAAATAGGGTGCCCGAGCAATAGTCTCAAGCACCCAAAAACGTTGTGTATCTCTACCTTGGTAGAGAAAATCTAGTATTGCAACAGTAACATTTAGTACAACAGTGTTTAGTGTTTTCACTGTTATGTTAGCAACTACCTTATGTAGTTTAGATATCTACATCTGCTCCTGTATCAGGATCATATTTCTTCATATCTGTATATTCACTAAAGATTTCACCAAATCCAAAGTCATCATCAGATTGAACCAATAGATGATCCGCAGCATCAATCTTCAGAACATTTGCAGAACCCAAGTGAGAGGTTGGGGTGGTGCCATTGGATCCACGATTGACAGTCAAAGCATTTCCAGACTTCTGAGTCACACGCATGACCTCATTTCCAACCTGAATATCATCCTTGACCGCAATATTAGTTGCATCGGCAACTGCAATGATTCCATCATTGTCATCCACAGAAGAAGTTAGAGTTGTGAGCACAACACCATCTCTGTCAACCTTAGACTCTGGAGTGACCTGATAACGAACCTTTCTGGGTGCATTGACAGTATCCACCTTGTCGTACATATCTGTAATGACAGATGTAATGAGTTTGGTGCCTGTACCTGTAGACTGAACAGGACCAAACAGATAGGTCTTAGCAGTAAACGTTAGTGTGTAAATGATTGCTCTTCTAGTCTCAAAGTTACCTTCATAGTCATCAGCATATGAGATTGAGTTTAGAATCACAGGGACATCTCTTTTCTCACCGATAGAAGAGACTAAATTGATTGTGATGTTGAACTGTGGTTGGAAAAAAGGTAGAATCTGTTCAATGATTTGCAAACCATCATCCTGATTCTTGGTGATGATTGCTAGTTCAAACCCGACATTATATGGCACGGGCATGAAGACTTTCTTGACAGACCCACGAGTTGATCCAGCAACACGAATTGCCTGAGTGGGTGCAACCTTTCTTTGAGCATCATATGTAATACCATTGATCTCAAATGACATACGAGGGAGGGTGATCTGAGTTGCATTATCAGACTCAAGATCTCCTACTTGATCTAGACGCGCCAGGAACTTTTGCTGAGGACCGTATGCCAGAGGCACCTTCATAACTTCGGTTCGTGAACCAGAAGTACGACGGATCTCGATGTTGTTGAATAAAGTTCCAAATCCAACAACAGTCTTTCTTAAAATTTCGTGGTATGAATATGTGCCTAACATTACAGACTAGTCCCTTGGTTTCCAAATTCACCGAATGGATTGCCCTCAGTGAAGTCTAAGAATCCATCAGCAGTTGTTTCAATATATTTATTCTGGTCAAAATCACTGTTTGTATTATCAATGGTTGAGTAAGTTTCAACAGACCACTGTGCATTAGAAGTACCACCATCAAGTGTGCCAGTTAGATCACCACTACGATTGATGATAGTAAGTTTTCTATTTGCACTATCCCATGCTTTAACTTCACCAGTCTTCTCGGCAGGACTTCTGCCAAACGTAACAGTGGGTGCTACAGTATAACCAGATCCAGGATTAGTAATCGTGACACCAGTAACAATACCTGAGTTGGAAATTGTTGTTGTGCCAGTGGCAGTGGTTCCTGTTGTAGGTGCAGAGAATGTCACGGTAGGTGCTGAAGTATACCCAGATCCACCGTCTGTAACAGTGACTGCAGTAACTGCATCTCCTGAGATAGTGCTGCCTGCTGTTGGATAATATAGACGAGTAAACACAGATTCACCAACAGAGAAGTCCCCAGAACCACCTGACTGGAGTGTGAGAGCAATGCTGTTCGCAAAGGTCGTTTCGATAGCATCAATCGTCGTATCACCCGTTTCAAAATTCTCATCCGAGTATTCAAAGAGTTCGCAACGGAGTTCCCAGACATACAGGTTGTTTAGTTGATAGAATGGTGCTTCATGCTCAACAAACTTGATCTCAAAAATCTTTTTTGCTAGAGGAAAGTAGATCAGATCTCCTTCATTGGGACGACCTTCTACAACCAAAGTAGCATTATCATCTACTGCTTGAGTAAATCTTCTGCGGGAAATGATGAAGGTTGCCTGATCCGAAATTCTGACACCAAACTTTGAGAAGAGATCACCATCTCCAGTAAAACCATCAACGTTAGCAACATAAGCTTCGATTTCATGAGCACTGTCAAAGGTGGACATTGCATCTTCATTAAACAGACTATCCCTATCTACTAAAGTTCTTGGGATGTATTTGACATCCTTGCCAAAGATTTTAATCTGCTCATCTACAAGGTCTTGAATTAGACCCTGCTCTCCTGCTGTTCCTTGTGTAAAGTAACTGTTAGTTGCCATATCATCCCACTGCGTCTAGAGGTGGCATTTCGTAGGTGTCACGCAGTTGCTCATCTAGTCTCTCTAGTTCAGTAACTGCATCAGTATAAATCTTTTCACCATTCAGGGTCACACCACCAGGAAGTTGAACCCCATTGAACTTAGTTAGGTTCTGACCCCAATACTTTTTGATCATTGCAGTTGCATAATCCTTGACCCACATATCATTATAGATTCTTGTGTGTTCAGTAGGATCGAGATATCTGTAGCACTCAATAATCGACCACTCGTTCTCAATGACATCCTCAGTAGCACTGAGATCGATGTAAAGACGATTTGTCACATGTGAGAATCTAGTAGGTTTGAAGTGCTCTAGCATAAAGTCAATGTTTGCTAGATGCTGCTGAATGATATAGTAGTGATAGAACTGTGTGGAAGTGAAATCGTACAGATCATTCAAACGAATCTGATATCTGATATCGAAGATGTTTCCAGTTCCCTTGTCTGTAGTTGACCAGACTTGAGAAACTGACACCACATCATCAGGAACAATCAGATAGTTTTTCTGAGATGTCCAGTCCGAACTATCACTTCCTTTAGTAGCAGTCTCTGATGTTTCGTCATCCTTAAATCTAGTCACATCAGCAGCAGTCCACTGATGCTTCATGTACATCTTTTCAATACCTTCGTAATTGAAGGTTCTGAACTTTTCTAGTGTATAATCAATAGCGTCATCAATCTGAGTGGAGTCAACGTTGATCTCCAGCACAGGAGAACCTAATCTCCTCTTACAATAATCGACTAGTGTAGACTTTGAATTAGGTTGTGCCATTGGTTATCAGAGAGCAGCGATACGGGACTGGAAGTCAGCAAAGTCTGTCGATGCTGCGACAGTTGCTTTCAGGGTGGTGAGATCAATAGTCTCAGATTGCAAAGCGGTGTCTGCCT